TTTAAACGTAGGTTTACTTGTTGTGGGGTCAGTAAAAAAACAACCACCGAATACACCCAATTGTTGTGTGTCTCCCGCTGCTGCTGGTTCAATACCACCGCCTGCTACTGCTTCAACGACTTGTCCACTAAAAATGGAACCTGAGGCGTTGTTAGCAATTGCATACTCTTCTGCTCTGATTAGTCCACCAGACAAGTGTCTTGTCGGTTTGAAACCAAAAGCTGCATCTTTATTTGCCATATTGTTTTCCTTATTCTGTTCACGAGTTTAAGCGTGAACGGGTTAATTGTTAATTCGTTGGTAGGGATTAACCCGAGAATTGTTAAAAAATTAACTTTTCTTTGTACCACCGAAGGTTACACGAGTCTGTCGATCATTATTGATCGGCATACTTGGATGCTGTTCCTTCATAAGGTCGTTGTCTATTGCGTCGTTCTTATCTTGAACTTGTTTTGCAAAGTATTCTTTTCGCGACTCAACGATCTCATCTGGTATCTTGGCTAGCAACAAGCCACCAACTCCGATTACTCCCTGATATTTTCCAGTCTGGACAGTTGGATAATTACTATCTGGATGTTCATCAGCTCTCACTAATTCATATCCTGATCTTAACTTAGCTGACATGTTTGATGTATCATCAAATCCCATGCTTTCAGCTCTTATCCATCTGTGTTTAAACCCGTCTGGTGCAGGGGGTGCATCTAAAGATGATGGTGGAGTCCATACTTTTGGTCTTTCTGTTTTAGACCTAGTTTGACTCGCACGTGAGGTTTTTATTTTGTTATCTTCCATATGCTTATATTCCTTCCGTGATTTTTAATTGTTTCGCATACTCTTCTAATGGCACACCTAATTTTTTAGCAATTGCTACTTGAGACGATGTGAGCCTCATAGTTTTGCGACCTGGTCTTGCACTTCGCGTTGCTGACGCTACTGTTTGTGCTGGTTTGGTCGTAACCGTTTTATCCTTTGTACCAAATTTATGGGGAAAGTCAATAGCTATACGCTTATCAACTTCTGCATAATATTCGTCTGAATTAGGGTCATATCCCTCTTGTTCAGTAAGAACTTTATGTAAATCAAACGCTGTATACGTCATTGCATTGTCTGATCCAAACCAAGGGTTTTTTTCAGCCCATGCTTCAGCTTTTGGATCTGGTCTTGATTGAGCAACAGGTGGTGTTGGAGTTCTAACAACCTGTTCTTTTGCTTCAGATTGTCTTTCCTTCATAGCATTTACTCTTGCTTCATCAATACCAAGTCTAGCTATTTCTTTTTGTGCATCAACTTCTGAATTAATATCACCAGCTTCTCTTGCTGTTGAAAGTTTTGCTTTTGCTGCTTCTAGTCCAGACGTTACTCTATTTTCCAAAGCGTTAACATAATTTGGCTCCATCTTTGAAAATCTTGTTTTTAGTTGTGTGTGTTCTTGCTGAACAGTTTTAGCATACTCTAAAGCAGCTTCTCTTTGTCTCTCTGCTTCACGCCATTTCTTAGTTAGTTTAGCAATTCTTTTTTGAACACCTTCACTGTATTCTTCTAATTCTGGTTTCTTCTCTTCTGTTGTCTCTTGTTCCTTGTCTCCTGCTTCTTGTTTATCTTCTATAACTTCAATCTTTTCTTCTTGAACTTGTTTGACTTCCTCAGTTTTTTTATCCTCTGATATATCTACATCTACTTCAGGTCCTGAAGTATCTATATCCACCATTGGTTCTTTTTTTGTTTGTTCTGTATCTGGCATAGTCTTATCCCTTCTATGTGTTAAACGTTAAGAAGTACGGATTCAGGATCTTCTATTGTTCCTAGAACTTCGTCATCATTTAATAAACGAACTTCTCCGCCTTCGATGGGTAATCTTGATCCCGCATAACGTGCAAAAATAACCCACTGTCCTTTTTTGCACCACGGTCCTGTTGGATATTTTTCTTTATCATGATAGGCCAACGGTCCTAACTTGAGTACATAACCACAGTTAGTGGAAATACGTAATTTGTCTAAAGATTCTTGAGTGAATATAATTCCGCCTTTACTTTTTTCTTTAGGTGTAAAAGGTAAAACCAAAAGTCTCCAGCCGCTTGGTTCCGGTAACTGGGATCTTTGTGCTTCAATGGTTTCGGGATTTAATGGTTCTTTTTCTTCTATCTTTTTATACTTTTCTTCTAAAGCATTATTATGTTTTGGTATTTCTGTCGATGTCGATAACGTTTCCTTGCTCATCTTTTTGCTCCTTGTTGTTTAGCAGGTTAGAGATTTCCTGTAAAATATAATTATAAGATCTTGCTTGTCCTAACATATATTGATATTTTTCCATGTTGTCAACCCCACCTGTTATCATTGTGTCTCCAACAGCTTGTAATCTTTCTCTGACTATTTTTTGTATCTTTGCTACTAGAACTAATGGATCCACTAACAATCCCACTTTCGTAGTGATTTGTTTATTCTTGAATCTGGATCTCTTGCTGTTTTAGCTGAAGTTAATTTAGCTTTCATACCTTTCATTCTTGCGCAAAACGATTTACGTCTTGGATTTGTTTTTGATTTTGTAGGTGCTTTTAATGTGCCTTTTGTGTAGCTGGCTCTGCCTTTGGCATTTAAACCACCGGACTCAGACTTACCTTCTTTTCTAGTCCATGCCGCACTTCCACCATCATTAAAATAGGTTCTCATTACGCTGTTTTTTTGTTACTTTTTTTCTTAGGTTTTTTAGCTGTCTTAGCTGCTTGTTTAAAATTTTTATCAGTTGGAGCGCCTTTATCTCCTTTTGATTTCATTTTTTCTCCTGAACCAGCTGCTATTCTTTTTCTTTTTGCATTTATATTATCGTATAGACTCATTGTTTATCTCCTTCCTTTATTTATTTTTAAATAATTCTTTAGATTTTTGATTTCTAAATTCAATCATCTCATCTTTATTTTTTGATAATCTTTTTTGCATCAAATTTTCTTTATAAGCTCTTGTATCTGTTTTACCACCTTTAGGTTTCATACCTGTTATTGTGCTTTTTATTTTTTTTCCAATAGCAGGAGCGTTTTTAAAAGCATTATATAAAAAACTCATTAAACTTTCCCACCTTTTTTTAACATAGTTCTTTTCATAGCTTTTCCGCCACCAGCGTAAGCTATACCACCACCCATAAAAGGTGATCGTTTGTCAACCATTCCACCCATGTTAAACTCTTGTGCAAGTTTAGGGCTTATTTTTTCTTGAACAGCCTCAGGTAATTTATTAAAACCTGTTTTCTCTTTTGGTATTTTTTTATCCATTATTTTTTCCCTCCTTTAAATATTTGAGTACCCTTTATACCATAAATACTAGCGACTACAAGTATCCATAAATTAGTAAACCATTTAGGAAGTTCTGAGAACATCTCGAAAAATAGCTTTACTTTGTCCATTGCTGTAGGGTCGTCCGATACGACTGCCCAAGCTAGAATTGCTATAGGCGTTGACAGGATTATTAATACCGCCTCGTCCTTCCAGTCAGATTGTCTAGATTCTAATAATTTACCTTGGTAAGCTTCCTCACCGCTGGCCATTTTTGATGCATGCATTAGTTGTGCATCAGACATAGCCATCTTAGTTTTTTGTCTATTTGCGTAAATTTTGCTTCCAGCAGATAGTGCTAATTTTGCTAATCCAAACCAAGCCATTACACACCTACCTTTTTGATAGCTTTGTTATGTGACTTTTTAAATGTCATACCTTTTTTCATATCTTTTTTCATTGATGCCATGTGTTTTGCCGTATGGTGTATTTTATGTTTCTTTAATGTTTTCTTTTCTTTTTTATCTATCATTTGGGTTTCCTCTTGGTTTCATCATGGCTAATTTTTCTCTTGCTTCATTAGTCATTTCTGTTTTTTCTATTGACGTGTCTGCTCTTAATTCTGCTAGTTGTTCAGTTTGTTCTAGCTTCTCATCTTTGTTTCTTTGATTCATCATAGCCTTCATGTTTTCTAAATTCAATCTCTCTTCAGCATCTTTTCTTTTTGCTTCGTTGTCTTGTGCTCTGATGTCAAGTTCTCTTGCTCTTAATTTAGCAATAGGATCGTTATCAAATTGAGAGGTTATTTTTTTCTCTTCTTTCACAAAGTCTCCCATCATCTCAGCAATAAGAACTGCTTTTCTTGCATCAATTTTTCTCTGTGTTACTTGCATTTGTACTTGAGCTTGTTGCATCTCAGGAGAAGGTTGCATTTGCATCTGTGGATTTTGTTGCATAGCCATAGTAGCTTGTTGCATCTTTTGTAGGTCTTCTCTAAATTCTAATTCTATTTGTTCTTGTGCCATTAGAGAAATATGTTCTAAAATATTTTTTTGTATTGCTGCTCCTACTGCAGGTGCATTTCTAACCATGTTAGTTCCCATAAAATTTAAGTGAGCTGTTATGTGGGCTTGATGATCTTGACCTGGATAAGCTTTAAAAGGAATCCCTGCTAAAGCATCAATGTGTTCTAATGCTGGATCTTTTGGTGTAGGTGGTTTTGGTTTTTTTAAAATTAAATCAATATCTTTTACACCTAATGCTTCATACATGTTTCTGTACACTGCATATTGATTGTGCATTTTTGGATTTGAAGCTGCCAATTGCAATTCCGTCTGGGCGAGAGAGATTCTCTGTGTTTGAGAAAATATATTTGGATCTGCAACTGGCAGTATATCTACTCTGTCGTCAAAGTCAGTCGACTTAATTTGTCTCTGTGCTCCAACTACATCGTATGGATATACGGGGGGTAGATAAAGTTTAAAAACTCTTGCCATTAAATTAAATTCTTTTTTCATTGAGGCATACAATCTTTTGTGGATTGCTGACATTGTTCTGCTTCCTCTTTCCAACAAAGCTACTGTCGTGCCCACTGCTGCTTGTTGATTCCCATCTCCTACTTGCAGGTCCGCTATGGAAGCGAATCTTTGTCCTGCAGATACCACGACACCCATAAGTGATAATAAGGTCTGTGATGGTTCCTTAAATGGAAGCATCATAAATGCGTCTTTTAAGTTTCCGCCAGGAGCATCAACATCTCTGAACTCTCCGGGTTGTAGAGATTGTGCTTCATCTCTCATTTTGATTCCACGCATTTTAAATCCTGCAGGTAAATTAGATAATGTACCTGCATCTAATAATTGTCGTAATGCTGCTGTTGCTGTTCTAGATAATCCACCAATCATGTGTATTAATCCAAAACCGTAAAATCCTAAACCTGGTAAAAATTTAAAGTGAACAAAATAATCAATCTTGTTTTTCATAGGGTCGTTCATTTCAAAGTTTCTTCTAATAGCTAAAATTTGTCTTGAGCTTTCTTCTATAGATACAATGTAAGGAAGTTTAATTCCTGTTGTCTCACCATCTTTACCCATATCTTCAAAGCCTTCTAAATCTAAACTAATATGACATTCTAGAATTGTGAACATACGTTCATCTCTTCCTTTTGTCATTCCTTCTAGTCTTCTCTCTTTAGCTTCTGTTTCTGTTTCGTTTAAATGTGCTGGGTTAAGTTCTATATCTCTATAGAATCCACCAACTTGTTGTTTTCTTAATTCATTCTCAGTCATACGAACCATGTGAATAATAGATTCGCAATCGTCTAAAGATGTTGCTGTGTAAGGTACAACTAAATCATCAGCAGGTACAAATTTAGAAACTGTTCTTTGCATAATTTCATCGTAGTAAACTTTTTTAAATGCAGATCCTGCTAAAGGTAAATAAAATAACATTTGGTCAAACTCTGCTTCGTATTCTGGCATCTTGTCCATAATCTGATAGTTCATAAAATCTTTAACACGATCAGCTTGTTGCTGTTTCATTGGATCTATTTTTCCAAGAATCTGAGTTCTTACAGGTCCGCCTGCAGGTAATAATTCTTTGTAAGCTAATGATTGAAATGCTGTAACTGCTTCTGCTAATACAGGGTGTGTTGCACCTGATGCACCTTTGAAGGGTTCTGATCTATTTTCGTATTTAAAACCTAATAAATCTAATCCTGATGTGTAAGCTCTTTCCCAATCTTTTCTTGAAGATTTGTATTCTGTGTAATCTGTTACTAATAAACTTCCTAATGGATCTAAAACATCATCTGGTAATAATTCTGCTAAATTAGCAAAGTGGTCTCCACCTTCAATAGGTTGTACTGCGTTAGGATCAAAATTGATATCAACGCTGCCATCTGGGTTTTCTAAAATATTAGCTGGTTCCTTCATTGCGTCAGCTGTTTGTTGTTGCTGTTCAGCTTGAAGCGCTTTCTCGTTAGGAAATTTAATTTTATCGCTAATAGTATTAGGTAATGCTTTATCTATCTCTGCCATTTATTTTCTCCGCTATCTCTTACCATTTTTCATGAAATAAGCCAAGCCCTGTGATTGTGGCCCTTTTTCAGGTGGTATGGTTCTTGTTAGATTAGCCAGGCCGCCGGATGCTAAAGAAACATCGTACGATTCTAATCCTGTACGTTCATCAGGTCTTTCTTCTGCTCTCATAGTATCAAATTTACTTATTTGATTCATTCCTGCAGTGTAATTATTAAGAGCTTGATTATATAATTCATTGTTAAACTGTCCTTTGTCATCCACAAATCTATTTATTTCTTTGTCGTATTTATTTTTAGTATACCTGTATAAATTTTCTATTGATTCTCTTTTAGTAGCATCTTCTACTGAATTAGTAAGAGACTTATGTTGAGATGAAAGTTTTTTTAATTTAGAACTATAGTCATTTATTAATTGAGTTGCATAACCTCTTTCACCAGTTGCTTCTCTTATTTCTTCTTGTTCAGTTTGCCCAGCAAGACCAAATGTTTGTTCACCTAATATTCTATCACCAGTTTTTCCAGCTGCATAATCTGACAATGCAAATGGTGCAGCAAAAGGAATTTCTGTGAGTGCACCATATCCTGTAAATTTTAAACCTGATTTTAATTTTCTTGCAGCATTTAAAGATGCAGGAGATTTAGCTGCGTCTACAGCAATGTTAGCAAAGTT